GATCGGCTGGCCGATGAACCTCTTGCCGCCCTCCTCGACGGGGCTGAACGGGCTCAGGTGGCTGAGGCCGCTCTTGATCTCGTGCTCGGCTGCGCTCTTGATCATCCCGCCGAGCCCGGCGATTCCACTGATCGCGCCGTTCTTGATCGCGGAGCCGATCGAAGCGGCGAGGCCGAACGCCTGCCCGACGACCTGGTTCAACGCGGAGCTAACGGCTCCCCACAACGCGCCGGCCAGTCCGGAGAGCGCAGACACGGCGCTCTTGATGCCGTTGCCGATCGCCTCGCCGATCATCCTCGCCAGCGCGCCAGCGGTACCAGCGAGGCCGCGCAGGACAGACCCGATCATGCTCACCAGACCGTTCAGGATGTCCCTGACGATGTTCTTCAGTTCGCCCCACGCCGCTCCCCACCGGCCGTGGATCAGGTCGCTGAACAGTCGGATGACGTCCGCGATGACGTTGAGCTCGGTCTGCACGTACGTCTTGACTACCTGCAATCCAGCGCGAGCGAGAGGTCCGAATACGCTCCAGATTGCATCCCAATGCGCGCGGATCTGATCGACGATGGTGCTGACGATCGTCGCGATGCTCTGCACGACGGTACGGATCGCGGTCGCCGCCTGCTGGAGCACCGCGACGACTTGCGGGCCGAAGCGGTTCCACGCCGCGATCGCAGCGGGGATGATCGTCTGGCTGATGTAGTTGAACGCCGCGACCGCTCCGGCTCGGATCCCCGCCCACGCTCCGTCCATGATCGCGCGAGCGGTCGCGCTGCGCTGGTACAGAAGCGTCAGGCCGACGACGAGCGCGGCTATCGCGATGATCACGAGGCCGATCGGGTTCGCCGTCATCACGGCGTTCAGCGCGGCTTGCGCGATCGTGTACACCTTCACCGCCGTCGTCAGGACGACGAACGCCGCGGCTCCGATACCGATGGCTATCGCGACTTGCCTCCACGACCCGATGTTCTCGGTGATGAAGTTCCCTATGTCCTGGAGCACCTTCGCGACGTCGCCGAGGACGGTCGTAACGATCGCGACCGCGGCCGGGAGGTTCTCCGCGAGCATGCGGATGAACACGGTGAGCACCGGGATCATCTTCAACCCGATCTCCAGCTGGATCGTCTCGATCGTCGAGCGCAGCCCGGCCATCGCGCCGTTGAAGCCCTTGCTCTGAGCGTTCGCGAGTTGCTGCGCCTGCCCCGCCCTCGTGACCGCGGCGTGCTGCTTGTCCCACTGCTCCGTCGTCTGCCCGAGGATGATCGACGCGGCGCGCGAGGCGTCGCTCCCGAAGATCGTGTTCAGCGTCGCCTGTCGCTGCTCCTGGCTCATCGCGCGGAGCTTCGGTCCCATCTGCTCGATTACGCCGCGCATGCCGATGAACTTCCCGGCCGCGTCGAACGTGTGGACGCCCATGTCCTGCATCGCCTGCTTCGCCTGCTTGGTGTGCGGATTGAGGCGCTGAAGCATCGTCTTGAGGCTCGTCCCGGCGTCGCTGCCTTTGATCCCGGCGTTCGCCATCGCGGCGATCGCGGTCGTCGCGTCGCCGATGGGGATCCCGAGGCCGTGGAACGACTGCCCGGACTGCTGAAGCGCGAGCCCGACTTCGCTCATCGATGCGGTCGAGGCGTTCGCCGCTCCGGCGAAGTCATCGACGACGGTCCCGGCGTCCTTCGCTCGCAGGCCGAACGCGTGCAGCGAGTCGGCGGTGAGCGTCGCGGCGGTGGCGTTGTCGATCTGCGCCGCGGCGGACAGGAGAAGCACGCCGTGCGCAGCCTCCATCGACTGCTTCATCGTGAACCCGCCCTTGCCCATCTCCAGCATCGCCGTCGCCGCGTCGTTCGCGCTCGTCGCGGGGAGGCGGAGATCCGCGCCGAGCGCGATCGCCTTCGCCTGCACGTCCTTAAGCGTCACGCCGCCGCTCTGCGCCGTCGCCTGTAGGACGTTCAGGGTCTGCTGGAAGTCCCCGGCGCTCTTGATCGGGTCGATGAACAACGCCTTCCCGATCGCGAGCCCGCCGAGCGCCGCCGCCGCTCCGGTAGCGATCTTCTTCACGGAGCCCATGACGCCGCTCTCGACCTGGCTGTGGAAGCCCTTCGTGTCGGCGGTGATCCGTACGGCTTCCTCAGCGAGTACGCCCATCAGCCTCCCGCCTGCGGCATCCCGAGAAGCGCCATGAGTTGTTCCGTGCCTCCGCCACCCTCGCCTCCCTGGCTGGGCATTCTAGTGTCCGGCGCTGCTATCGCGACTCGCGGGATCCCCTCAAGCCACGTATCGAACTCGGCTCGCTCTTTCTCGTCCTTCCCTTCGACTAGCGCGGCATAGACGGCGTTGCAGGACCGGCGGGCGTCAAGGCTGTCAAGGTCGGCGCTGCCTCGCTGGAGGAGCCACCCGTCGAGGGCATTCCAGTTCCCGGGATCGCTGAGCCATCCGGAGAGTCGGATGGCTGCCCAGTAGGGCGCTCGACCACGCCCGCGACGAGCCACTGCGTGATCGCCGCGAGATCCTCGAAGCCGATCACGTCGTTCTCGTCGCCCTCGAAGCGCATGACGCGCCACGCGTCGTCGGTGCTGATCGGCTCTCCCGTGGCGGTGATCTCCGCGCGCGGCTCGACGAGTTCGAGCAGAGCCTCCTCGAAGTTCCGCACGGTGTTCGCGTCGTCTCCGTCCTGCCCGGCCGTCGCGTACTTGCTCAGCGCCTCCGGCGGGATCGTCGGTCGCCTCCGGAACGTGTACGGGCCGAGCACGAACCGGCGCTCGCTCATCGAACGCGCTCGCCTCGCCTCGTTGAAGTCCATCGGTTCGCTCACGGTGCCTCCAGTAGTCCGGTTGCCGGGCACCATAGCGACGCTATGCACCGCCACCGCCGAGCACCTGGTTCAAGCCCTCGACGAGGAACGGCCGTCCGGGCATGTACCGCGTGCCCTCGTGGACGTAAATGGCGTACTCGACGTTCGTGCCGATGATCGCCGCGAGCGTCCCGCCGTCGAGGCTCATCCGCCAGTTGATCGACGAGCGCAAACGGCCGGTGTCTACCGGGCAGCGAGCCTTCGCGGCCGTCTCGATCTTCGCGGCGTACCGCGCGAGCATCTGCCCCGTAGGACCGTTCGTCGCCTTCAGTAAGCGAGCCGCTTCCGCCTCGTGCCAGATGAACGCCACTACGCGCCCGCAGGGTCGAAGCCGTCGAGCTGGACAACCACGTCGATCGCCCAGCCGAGCGCGCCGCCCTCCGGCGACACGGGCAGAGCGCCGCTCATGTCGTAGAAGCGGCACGGGAACCCGGCGAACAGAGTGTTCTCGCGGGTCGCCTTCCGCAAGCCGCACCAGAGGCTCCACCCGTCGCGGTACACGACTTGCGCGTCCGCCTGCACCGCCGTGATCTTCGCGGGGCGGATCGCGACTCCGCCGCTCGGCATCGCCTGCTGGTTCACGCACCGCAACGCCGTCACCGTCAAGGGGACGACGGGAACCACGAACGACTTCGGGTCGATCGCGGCGGTGCCGGTACTCGGCCCGCGAGCGAACGGCCCGTACCCGATCGTCCCGGTGTTCACGATCAGGCTGTCCGGACAGTCGTACGCGGGAGGCCCGTGCGCGACGTACTGATTGGCCGGCGCTCCCGCGGGCGTCGCCGCGAGGATCGCGGCGCTCTTCGCGAGAAGCTCCTGCGCGATCGCGAACAGGCTGTCGGCGGTGCTAGCCACGCAGAGCTTCGAGGATGGTCGCCTTGCTCGCGCGAGCGTCGATCTCGACGCCGCGGTTCTCCGCGAGCGTGACGAGCTCAGCCTTCGTCTTGGAGTCGAGGTCGTCCTCCGCGGCTGCAGATCCGTCTCCCTGGCTGGCCTTGACGAGCGGCGTCTCCGGCGACTGTCCCTTCGCGCTGCCGTCCGTGGCGTGCGTAGGGGCGTTCTCGGTGTGGAAGTACCCGTCGTCGCCGCCGAGGGTCTGCGTGTCGAGGAACGGCGCTGCGATCCCCTCCGGCGCGAAGCCGTGCGCGTGCGTGGTGTCCTTGGTCATGACGTCCTCCTGCTGGTCGGGTACGTGTCCGGGCTGAGCACGTACGTCGGCTTGCACGCTCCGTACGCGGCGAGGAACGAGTCCACCATCGCGAGGCCGGTCGTGCCCGCTTCGAATAGGTTCACCATGCGTTGCACGCGGATACCCTGCCGCGTCATCTCTACAACGCCGGAGGGCAGCGAGCATGCGAGGCCCGAGCACGCGAGGTAGAACTCGCGGCTGAGTTGCGCCGCCGCTCGCTTCGCGCTCTCGTTCGGCGGGTAGCCGTGCTGGTACGTGACCTGGAACGTGCCCGGCTGGTCGCCGTTCGCTGCGAGGTTCTGGCAGATCGGCCACGCGCCGCCGTCGGTGCGCACGAGTTCGTTGTTCGGGTCGAGGCGGTAGCTCGACGAGGGGAGCGGCACGCCGCCGATGAGCACCTCGACCACGCTCTGCGCGATGCCGGGGAGGATGATCTTCTGGAGCCACGCGCCGCAGGCGCACGGGTCGCCGTTGTCGTCGCGCCAGCCGCGGCCGAGCCAGACGACGTGCCCGCGGGAGAGGAACTGCGTCCCGACCCCGGCTCCGCCCCAGCACCCGAAGTTCTGGCACGGACGGATGACGCTCTGGCACCACCCGGAGAACGTGCGGCCGGACAGTTCGTACAGGACCTCGCTCGCCATGCTCACCGCCGAGGAGAGGCACGCGTCCACGGCGACGTCCGAGAAGCACGCGAGCACGTCCTGCGTCGTGCACCAGTCCGTACACGGGCCGATCACGCGGCGAGGCGCGTGGTCGTAGAACACGACGTCGAACTCCGGCGTGTCGATCGTCGTCCCGGAGAAGTCGAGGTGCCACCACGCTTTGTACGGGCCGGGGGAGGAGTCGATCGCGGTCGTCGTATCCGCGAGGATCCAGTCGTACCGCACCTTCCCGTTCGGAGCGTCCGTGACGACGGCGGTGCCGTCCACGAGGACCGCGGATCCGAACTGGCTGCGGAGCCGGAACTTCACGCTCGTGACGCTCGTGAGGTCGATCGGCCCGACGCTGCCGTTGCTCTGGATCTGCTTCAGCGTGTCGAGGACGTCCGGCGCGGTGTTCCCCACGAACATGTTGATGGTCGCCACGCGATCAGCCTACCTCTCCGGGGTGCGGGTCGCTCACGACTCCGCCGGTCGGCGAGTCGGCGTAACGCGTCAGGATCTCGGGCTGCGGATCGTCGTACGCCCCGGCGCGCGGATCCTCGCACGCGAAGATGATCGTGATCACGGGATGCGCGAAGTGGTGCACGACGAGCGTGAACGCCGCCGCCTGCGGCTGCGTCGCGCTCGACACGCGCCCGACGATCCGCGTCAAGCTCGCCGCCTGCGCTTGCGTCGCGGAGCACGTGACGTGCGTGGAGCCCTTCTGCGCGGTGCAGGACGCCGCCTGCGGCTGCGTCGCGGCGCACCGATGGTTTACCCCTCGCAGGCACGCCGCCGCCTGAGGCTGCGTCGTAGACGAGGCTCGCGGGACCGAGCGGATCACGAGCGCCGCTTGCGCTTGCGTCGCCGCGATCTGCTCCGCGACGCTCCGCTTGCACGCCGCTACCTGAGCCTGCGTCGCCGCGCACGACACGATCGTCGCCTTCGACTTGATGCAGACCGCTACCTGAGCTTGCGTGGTGCCGACGATGCGGTTCACGCTCCTCGACGAGGCTGCGCTCTGCGCCTGCGTCGCAGCGCAGGAATGCCCGGCGCTCCGCGAGCACGCCGCTGTCTCCGTCTGAGTCGCCGCGGAGGAGTGCCCGATCGTCCTCGTGAGCGCGGCGGATTGCGCCTGCGTCGCCGAGCAGAACACGAGCACCGCCTTGATCTTGACGCAGGCCGCGAGTTGCGCCTGCGTCGTCGAGCACGAGCGGTTCACGATCCGCGTGAGCGCGGCGGCTTGCGCCTGCGTCGCGGCGCTCGTGTGCCCGACGCTGCGCGACGTCGCGGCGCTCTGCGCTTGCGTCGCCGAGCACGAGCGGCCGGGCCGTCGAATGCACGCGGCTGTCTCGGTCTGCGTGGCGGCGATGGTCTGCGCGATCGAGCGCGTTACTGCCGCCGCCTGCGCCTGCGTCGCCGCCACGATCCGACCCACGCTCCGGAGCGTTGCGGCCACCTGAGCCTGCGTCGCGCTACAGATCCTCCCGGCGCTGCGCTTGCACGCCGCGCTCTGCGCCTGCGTGGTGCCAATGATCCTCCCGACGTTGCGCGCCTGAGCGGCGAGTTGCGCCTGCGTCGCAGCGCACGCGATCTGCACCGCCTTCAACCCCACGGCGACCGCCGCCTGCGCCTGCGTGGCCGCGATGATCCGGTTCACGGTTCGCGTCGAGGCCGCGCTCTGCGCTTGCGTCGCGGCGCACGAGTGCCCGGCGGTGCGCCTACACGCCGCCGTCTCCGTCTGCGTGGCGGCGATGATCCGGTTCGCGGTGCGCAGGCAGGCGGCGAGTTGCGCTTGCGTCGCGGCGCTCGTGATGTTCACGCGCTTCAGCGCGATGCATACCGCGGCCTGCGCTTGCGTCGCGGCGATGATCCGGTTGACCGTCCGCGTGAGCGCCGCCGCTTGCGCTTGCGTGGCCGCGCTCGTGTGCCCGACCGAGCGGGTGAGAGCGGCGCTCTGCGCCTGCGTGGCGGAGCAGCGGTGCCCCGGCGAGCGGCTGCACGCCGCTGTCTCCGTCTGCGTCGCCGCGATCGTCTGGTTCACGATCCGCGTGAGCGCCGCTGCCTGCGCCTGCGTAGCGGCGATCGAGCGGCCGACCTGGCGGGTCTGCGCGGCTGCCTGCGCCTGCGTAGCGGGAACGACCCGCCCGACTTGCCGGGTCTGCGCCGCTGCCTGCGCCTGCGTCGCCGCGACGACCCGGTTCACCGTCCGCGTGATGTCCGCCGCCTGCGCCTGCGTAGCGGCGCACGAGATCGGGAACACCGCCGCGCTGACGTCCGCGCCGCCGATGATCTGCGTGATCGTCCGGACGGTGCGAGTGCGCCAGCCGCCGGCCATCTAGCTTCGCCTCATGCGAGCGGGGGTGGACGCTGCCGGGACGAACTCCGTCGCCGAGATATCCGGCGCGGAGCCCATGTAGTGCAGCGGCGCTCCGTCGCTGCCGACGCTGAACGTGACGCCGCTGATGCTCAGCGTCCCGGCGTTGATTACGGGGCTCGGCGTCGTCGTGACGGCGCTCGTGTCCATCAGGGGGTTGCTCGTCAGGTCGCTCGAGCCCTGGCCGCTGGCGGTGACCCAAGCGGCGAGGCTGTTACACCCCGTGGCGTTGAAGTTGGAGAAGAACCCGAGCGGCGAATACTGCACGTTATTGCTCTCCGTGAACGTCGCTAGGGCGGGGCTCACGATGTAGTCGATCAGCGCGAGGTTCGACGCCGCCGCGAGCGCAGAGAAGATGTTGTTGTGCACGCGGAGCAGCGTGCCTTTCGTCGCCCCGCCGAGCACCGAGTTGTTGTAATACCGCAGCGGCGTCGAGTACGACGAGCCCGCGCCGGAGAACGGCGTGCACTCGATCGAGTTGTTGTAGATCATCCAGTTCTCGGGCATCCCCGCGACGGTGTTCCCGTTCGCGTCGATGAGGATCCCGTTCTGGACGTTCCGCATACGGTTGTAGCGGATGGTGCTGGTGCGCCCCGCGCCGGGAGCGGTCGCGTCGTCGTTGTAGAACCCGACGCCTTCGAACGCGTCGTGGAAGTAGTTCCCCTCGATCAGGATGTTCCGGAACCGCGTCGTGACGCACTGCCCGTCGGGGTCCATGACGTCGTAAATCTCGCAGAACCGGACGATCGCGTTCGGGCTCTTGGAGTAGATCCCGTGGAGGCCGAAGTTGTACGTGGCGAACTGCGTGCCGGTGTGGTGGATCTGGCAGCCCTCGACGAGCAGACTGTCGCCCCAATTGATCATCCCGGAGTCGCGCGTGTCGTACACCTCGCAACCCTTGAACTGCCAGTTGGTGTCGGCGGCGTTGCTGCACTCGTGCCCGTACTCCGTCGCGAACCCTCCGAGGAGACAGTTCTGCGTCACGATCATGTCCTTAGCGGTGCCGGTGCTCGCGCCGAGGACGTTCTTCAGGATCAGGTTGTCGATCGTCACGTTCGTGCGCGCTGCGGGCACGAGGCACCCGAGGCTGATCGTCGCTCTGCCGGTGCCGTAGCTGCCGAACACGAACGGGACGCCTGCGCTCGCGCCGTTCTGCGGAGGCGCGAGGACGGTAGTCCCGAACGTCGTGCCGCCCTCAAAGAACACGCCGTCCCCGGCGGCGAACGTGAAGCCGTTCACTTTCGCGATCGTCGCCCAGGCGTTCGCGGGGCTCGTGCCGGACAGGCCGTCACTTCCGCCCGACTTCACGTAGTACGCCGTCTTTCCGGCGTTCGTGATGTCGGTCGGCGTGATCACCGCCGGAGGGGTGTAGACGTACAGCGTCACCGGCCCGTCCAGACTCGCCGGACCGGATTCGGGTAGATGTGGCGGTGCGCGGAGAGGTCGCCTCCGCCCATGACGCTGATGCTGGTCGTGCGCGCCGCTCCTGCGCGGCTGATCGCAGCGAACGGCGTGCCGTTACCCGCGATGCCGGTGTCGGTGAGGTCGTGCATCACCGTCCACGCTCCGCCGTTCGGGCAGTACCAGGTGCGGATCCTCGACCCGATGCACGTCACGCCCACGCCGTCGCCTTCTTTCACGTTCTGCGTGAACGTCCCGCCGAGGTACACGACGGCGGCGTTGATGAACCGCGCGAGCTTGAAGTTCGTCCCCGCGGATAGCTCGACGGAGTAGTGCGTGAAGTTCGCGAAGCGGTTCGTGCAGCGAGTGCAGACGTAGTACGTGTCGAGGCTCTGCGTGTACGCGGCGAACTGGCACCACCCCTCCTGATCCGGAACCGCGAGCGGTCCTCCGATCGAGCCGTAGAGGTTGCTCTGTAGCGGCCCGCCGACAGCGTTGTGAGGGATGCTGTCCGTGGTCATCGACGAGTCGCCGTTAACGTACGGGCCGGTGGCGTCCCAGCCCGCGCGAGCGGTGAGCGCCTGGCTCGCTCCCGACTCGAACGTGTCGAGTACCGGCGTGCCTGTCGGCCCTGCCGTGAGCGGGACGACGGCGGGGCTCGCGCCGATCCAGTCGTATCCGAAGTCGCGGTCGTTGCCGCCGTTCCTGCGCGCGCGGCGAGGCCGCAGCCCGGCGGTAGTCACGAGCCCGACCCGACGAGGCGCGAGGGGCGGTAGATGTGAGGCTTCACGCTGGCGGGCGGATCGTCGGTGAGGATCGCGGTGTACGCGTTGCAGATGGAGATCGTCGTGAACGACTGGCTGCTCGTGAAGTTGTTGACGCCGATGTTGTCCTTCCACGCCAGTCCCGTCTCGACGTTCGGGGCGGCTCCGGGGTCGGCGGGGTGCACGCCGAGCGTCATCGATGCGGGCGCTGTCACGCTCCATGTCGTCGCGCTCGGGATCGTCATGCCGAAGCAGACGATGCCGAGGCCGTTCGCGCTCGACGCGTTCGATGCCTGCCCGGTCGTCGTCACGGGTGACGCGGTAGCGTTCGCCCTGGTCGCCACCACTGTCGTGTCGAACTGCGCGTTGTTGTTCCCCGGCGTCCAGGCGTTCAGGACGGCTGCGCGCCTAACGGCGGCGGAGGCGAGCGTGAGCGTCACGGTGTCCGACGAGAGGATCGCTCGGGTCGTCTTGAGGCACCAGAAGATCCCGAACGTGAGTCCCGAGGCGTTCACAGTCGCGAGGCTGAATGAGTAGACGTTCGCCGCGCCTGCCTGCGTCGAGTTGTCCGCGATCGTGGAGATACTCGCGCTGGTGAGGTTGCATGCCCAGCAGCCGAAGATGGTGCTCCCGGCGGGGATGGTGCTACTCGGAGCGCCGATCCCCATCGTCGTCGCGGATGCCGCGCCGCTGAACTGCCCGTTGACGCCGCTGACGACGGTGAATGCCACGAAGCCTCCCCTAGCCGATCGCTTCTACTTCCATGTACGCCTGCGCGTTGACCGTCGCAGGGGGAGTGATGCGCATGGCGATAGCGCGCTGCGTGCCGGTCGTGGAGCCGCACTCGACTTCGCGTCCGAGCGGCAGCGGGTACACGAACAAGCCGCCGTTCGGGCTGACGTACCAGGAGCGGACGCGCACGAGCGTCGTCGGCTCAGCGGTGTGGCTACCCGAGGCGGTCGGCGCGGAGCCGCCCGTGGCGACGCCGCGCGTCTGCTGGATCGTCGGAGCGGTGCCGCCAGTGCCAGCCGCGCCTTGCGTGGAGACGCATACCTCGACGTAGACGGGTACCGCGCTGGCGGTCACGCCGTCGAAGCTGATCGCCGCCTCGACGCACGCCAGGCCGTGCCCGGCCGGGGCGATCGTGTCGAGGATCGTGTGCACCGCGGCGGGAGCGGCGAAGATCGCGCTGTTGACGGCGTACGCGACGGCGGTCGAGCCGCCGCCGACGCCGCCGCGCAGGATCGCGCGTCCGAGCGGCGTGTCGAGGTCGAGCCAGCGCGGCAGACGGTCGCCGTGCTCGAAGTCGAGCGGCAGCGGCCACACCGCGGGTCGCTGGCTCTTGCGCTTGCGCCACGGCGGGAGCTCTCGGCGGATGATGGTGATCATGGCTTCACCGCGTCGTCGTCGTGGACGAGTTGCTCCCCGATGACCTTCCCGTCGTCGTCCTCATACTCCACGCGAAGATCCGTCCGCGGCGAGTACTTGCCGTTCGGATGCTCGGTGCCCGCCAGCGGCGGGTGAACCTGGTGACCCTGCTCGATCTCGATCACTTCGGTGACCTTCCCGACGATGCCTGTCCTGCGGCTGCGGATTCTGGTGCCGACCTTGAAGGTCATGGGGTGAAGTCCACCGTGATCGTGTAGCTGATGCTCTCGCCGGTCGCGAGGACAGTCGAGCCATGCGACGCGTGCACCCAGCACACGCCGCCGGTCGGAGGCGAGCCGGAACCTACGACGTCGAACAGCGCGACTTCCGCGATCGTCGGCGTGCCCGCCGCCGTGATCGTCCCGGTCACCTGAACCTTCGAGTTCCCCTGCGCGCCGGCCACTGTGCTGATCGTGCCGGTCGTGCGCGCTTCGGTGGTGCCGGTCGTCGTCTGGATGCCGGTGTCGGTCACGAGCGCCGTAGAGACGCCGGTGCCCCACTGGATGAACTTCGGTTCGGTCTGTGTCGGGGTGGAGCCAACGTGCCTCGCAGCCGTGATGGCCTTCCCGACGTTGACCACGAATGCAGCGTTGGCCATGCCCTATGCCTCCTCGATGACGTGCGCGTTTGCGAGGCAGTCTGGACAGTCGTGGTCGAAGCCGTTCGGGTCGCGCTTCTTCAGCGGCAGCCCGGACGAGTCCTCGCCCTCGTCCTTCCACTTCTGCTCGCCAGGCGGATTCTTGGCGTGCTTCGCGCACGGCTCGGCGACGTTCCGGAACGACTTCCCGGGACGCTTCGGCGCTCCGGCGTTCGCTTCGGAATGCCAGAGCTGGCGCTCCTGGTACGGCAAGTCGTCCGCCGCGCCGGGCAGGCTCACCTTCTTCGGCTCAGAGGACATGCCGTGTCACCGTCCTTTCGAGTGTCTCCTGCTTGGTGGGAGTGGAGGCGCAGTCCGGGCAGTCGTGGTGGTAACCGTTCGGGTTCTGCGCGACTCGGCGTCCCGCGGGGATCGACCCGCCGACCGGGACGCGCATGCCGTCGTCGAGCACCATGCAGCGAGGGACGCTCCCCGCGTGCGCAGGGCACGGCAGGAGACGCGTGATCGTCGCCTCCACGGTGACTTCGACTTCCTGGCTTGTCGCTTCGCTCATAACGCCTCCTGTCCGGTGTCCGGAATGCCCGCCCCTCGCGCCAGCCGGACGCAAGCGCGAGGGGCAGCCTGTTGAACTCAGGTGCTCTGCGACGAGTAGCCGCAGAACGCGGTCGGCTGCGTGTTGTCCCAGAAGTACGCGCCGCCGATGAGGCTCCCGGCGATGCCCGCGGGCCAGTCGCCGTACACGTTCGCCCAGTTCGGGTTCTGCCTCGTGAAGCCCTTGAAGGCCGGGAGGAAGAAGTCGTTCTCCAGCTTCGACGCGTCGAACTGCCAGAAGCTCATCGGGAACACCCAGCGGATGTACCGGTTCGGCGGATCGACCTGACGGTCGTTCGTCCACGCGTCCGTCCAGAACTCGACTGCGACCGGCGGCTGCGGAGTCGCCGAGCACGAGAGCTGGTTGGGGAACACGTTGCCGACGGGGACCGGCAGCGTCGAGGTATCGACGAGGACACCGGAGCCCGTGAGAAGCTCGATCAGGGCGGGGTTCAGCTTCGTAAGCTGGAACGCGAGGTTGAACCGCAGGAGCTTGTCGAAGCCCTTATACGACAAGTCGATGCAGTCGCAACCTCCGAGCACCTCTTTCGCCTCGCCGTCCTTGATCTCCGGCGTGAAGTCCACCGACATGATCGAGTCGGTGACGACGTGGTTGTTCGCGCCGCCCTTGAAGGTGCCGTCGCTGTTGAGGCGAGTGAACCGGGCCTTGCAGATGTGGATGCTGCCCGGGCAGATCGCTGTGGCTTGTGCCATGCTGGCCCGCTCCTCTCTACGTTACGGGGGTGATCGTGCGGTCTACCTGGACGGCCGCGTGGATTCGTTGATCCCAGGTGATAAGCACGTACCGCTCGGCGCGGAACGTGGTGACGTTGTGCTGCCGATCGGTCGCGGCGCTCATCGTGTCCGGGAGGATCTGCACCTCGCTCTTCCTGACTTCGACCGGCCCGGTGGCGTACAGCCAGTCGTTCGTGTTCGTCGGCGCGGTGCCGTCCGGCTTCGAGCCGACGTACCCGACGCCGGGGACGACGATCGTCCCTAGCTGCGTCTTGGCGACCCCGCGAGCGAGGTCGCTCTCCACGGTGTCCCATCCAGAGACGAGCGAGAAGATCGTGGGACGCATGTGGATGAAGCCGTTCCCGCCCTTGTCGGCGATCTCCTGCTCCAGCCGCGCAACGCCGTCCCTCACGCTCACCGCCGTGCCTGCGTTCAGTGTGTTCGTCCCCGCCGCTTGCGCGAGGTGCGGGTTGTCGGGCCGCAGCGCGCCCGACCAGAACTCCCGCTCGATCGCCCAGTGTTCGTACGCCTCCAGCGCGACTGTGACGCGACGCTGCCACTCCCCGGGGTCCCGCACCGAGCGCGTGGTGCACGTGATCCCTTCGAGGACATTGAAGCTCGCGTACGTCTCCTCCGTCGCCGGAGTGCCCGCGTCCTTCGAGTGCCCCGCCGACGAGGCGGACTGGCACGGATCGAACACGTCCGGCAAGTCCCGCGGGTACGGCCAGATCGCCGCGCCGTTGATCCACCGGTCGCCCGTGACCGGAACCGCGCGAGCGGCTCCGACAAGCGTGAGCGCCGGAGGGGAGGGTTGAGGCCCGTCGATAACGATGGGCGGCCCATATGTATTGGCCACTCGCTACTCCTCTCCGACGCTCAGTGCTCGGGTTCCTATCAGCAGCCGCTCGGCGCTGCCGGAGCCGAGACGACCCCGTTGGCGCAGACGGTGCTCGTGACCGCGAGAGACTCGATGCCGATCTTCGCGTAGTTCTCGAACACCTCGCCGAACGCCTGGAAGTCGTTCGTCGCGTTCAGCACCGAATCGCGGACGATGCCGAGATCCAGCTCGCCGCCGTTCAGGCGGATCCAGGTGCCCTCCGGAGCGATGTACCACTTCACCGTCGCCGGGTAGTTCAGGTACGCGCCAGCGTTCTGCGTGCCGAACACCTGACCGCCGCCCGTCTCCCCGTCGATGAAGAACGTCGGCTCGACGCCCGCGGCGCGGAGAAGCTCGACGACTCCGTTGCGGTCACGGTCGAAGCGGTTGAACTGCCCGCGCTCCAGATCCGTGAGCAGGAGCCCCTTGACCCACTCGGGGAACCAGGCGCGGAACCGCGCGTTGGGATCCATGCGGTGCCGCGAGCGGAAGCCGTCGGTGATCGCGTTAACTTCCGCGAGCAGCGTGTTGACCGCGCCGTTGTACTGCGCGCCGGTCACGGCCGTCGAGCCGTTCTTGATCGCGTCGAGTGCCTTCGTCTCGCGGACGCGGGCGTGCGCCGCCATCGTCAGGCTCATGAAGTTGTCGACGAGTTCCGGCCAGGAGCGCGCGCCCATGTTCCCGATCGTGAGGCAGTGGTACACCGCGTCGATGAGCACCTGGGTCTGCGCCGGGCAGGGGAGCGTCTGGCACGTCTTGGTCGCCGTCGTGCCGCCGATCGCGTCGTTCGCTGCGGTCATGATCCCGACCGCGGTGCTGATGTTCGCGAGGGTCGGGGGAGCCATGAAGCGGATCCCGCCGCGGTCCGCGCCGAACAACGGCAGCGAGTCGATCACCGGCGTCGCCTCCGTCGCGAGCAGCTGGAGGTCGTAGTACGGCTCGACCGGAGCGCAGAGCCCGCCGGACGCGACGAGCGCCTCCGGGCCGACCACGGCGTCCAGCTTCTGCATGTTCCCGGAGTCGTCGCCGTCGTACAGCATCCGATCTTCGGGGATCTCCACGCTGTAGCGGATCAGCGGGACGTCCTCGCGCGGGCCGGGGGCGGTGTTGTGCATCCGATTCCACTTGTCGCTGATCATCGCCGCTGCCTGTCGGCGGGTGATCGTCGCGCCGCCGTCGAACTCGCCCGGCTGAGCGGCGAGCGCCATCAGCTTCACTCCGGCCGGGACGCCCTTCGCGTCCTTCGGCTCGTGCGCCGCCGAGCGCCGCAACGGCTGCCGCTTCGCCGCCGCCAGGACGGGCTCCGGCTCGGTGGCCGGCGTCGCGTCAGGCTCGGGCTCGGCGTCCGCGACGGGCTCCGTCTCCGGCTCGGCGTCGTCCGCTGCGGGCTCCTCGTCGGGCTCCGGCGGGTTCAGGCGTTCGGCGAGGCGAGCGCGCGTCTCTGCGAGGATCTGCGCCTGCTCGGCGGCTGCCTCGTCGCGCTTCGTCTCCTCCGCGCTGATCGTGTCGTCCGCGGCCATCGCGTTCTCGATCAGGGTGACGGCTTCGCTGCCGAGTTCGCCGAGCTTGTCCTCGTCGTTCAGGGCTTCGAGGCGCTCGCGTACGTCTTTCGCGAGTAGCTCCAGTTCCTCGTCGCTGAGGGCGGAGAGGTCATCGGGGATAACCAGCGGCTCCATGTGGCGTGCTCCATTCGGGGTCGGGTGGATCAAGACTCGACTCCGGGGCTACGCCTCCGGCCGCACCGGTTCCGCTAGGCGGGGTGCTCGAACGCGACGGACGGTACCACACTCGTTCGGACGTGAACTCTCCACTCGCGGTGGAGTGATCCTCGACCAGTTACTTGACAGGCGCATTGCGTGCGCCTACACTGAGGCCACGAAGCGGGAATCCCCCCGCCCTACCAGGAGGCAGAAAGTGAACGCCATCGACAGCATGATCGCCGCGATCGACTCCGAGATCGCTTCGGTGAACGAGCCCGGCGAGACGAACTCGGAGGCCGCGGCGCGGATCCTCTCCGAGCAGACCAAGACGACCGGCGCGAAGAAGCGCGCCGCGAAGCCGAAGGCCGACGGGACGATCAACCTCGTTACCGGCGAGATCAAGATGAAGCCCGTCCCGGCGAAGCCGAAGCGCGCCGCCGCGAAGCCGAAGGCCGCTGCGAAGCCGAAGGCCGCTCCGAAGCCGAAGCCGGTCGCGAAGAAGGACGACGGGCTCGTCAAGTTCCACATCTCGACGAGCGCCTACGCCGTGCTCACGCGCACCGAGTTCGCGAAGGCGCATCCGAAGGCTAAGGCCGCTCTGCTCGACGCCGACAAGCGCCGCAGCGCCGGGGGCGCGAAGTTCCCCGGGTATCACACGCCGAGGATGCCGCTCGCGGACGCCGAGGCGTGCGCGGCGGAACTCGCCGCCGAGGCGAAGCGCCTCGCGAAGCTCCCCGCGAAGGACCGCGGCGGGATCGAACTGAAGTCGATCGAGCGTTACGCCGGGCTCGTGTCCGCAGTCGTCAAGGCCAACCGCAAGTAGGGAACGCGTCGGAGCCGCCCGCCCTCGCGCGGGCGGCTCTCTTGCGTCCCGGAGGAGGACAGCATGATCACGTTCAAGGGCATCGTTACGACCGTCGCGATCGTCGCGGCGTGCTGCGTCCCGCAGGCAGCGGACGCTAGCTGGCATAGCAATACGTTCCAGTCTCCGAGCGGGAACCTGATCTGTAAGTTCCGGCCGAGCTTCGGGCGGATCAGTTGCGGCGCGTTCTCGTCGCAGAAGATCATCACGATGGGGACGTACTCGCGGCCGTTGCAGGGGCAGCGGATCAGTTGGGATCACGACGCGTTCCCGGTGCTCGGGTACGGCTGGACGTGGAGCGCCGGGCAGCCGATCAGTTGCCGGAGCCTGACGACGGGGATGCGGTGCCAGAACGCGGCCGGGTGGTTCTTCGTCATCGACCGCAGCGCGATCTTCGTCGGCCGGTACGGACAGCGGTTGTACTCGCTATGAGCAGCACCGGCTTTCAGAGGAAGCACGTCGAGGCCGTCGCTCGCGTCCTCGCCGACACGTACCCCGACGCGCCGCACCGCGGGTATGTGTACGACGAGACAGCCGCGGCGCTCATCCAGCACGAGCGGGTCACGGATGCGTTCGCGGCGTTGTTCGCCGACCGCGACTGGTTCGATCGCGAGTGGTTCTATCGCGCCGCCGAGCCGAGCCCGCTCATCGTCGAGTCGGAACTCGAACGCCTCCGCCGCCTGCCGGACACGAGGCCGTTGTGACGGCGGCGTGCCGGAGGAAGATCCCGTACCCGAGCCGGGCGGAAGCCCAGCGGGCTGCGGCGCAAGCAGCGGGGCAGAAGGTGTACTCGTGCAAGTCCTGCGGCGCGTGGCACCTGAGTAGTAAGACGCCGCGGCAGGTGAAGCGGGAGCGGCGCGAGTACGGGACTTAGTCTCGCGTCCAGTCGATCAGGCCCGGGTCGGTCAGGCCGATCGGGCAGGCGGCGACGCGTCGTCCCGAGGAGTACGGATTCCTCATCAGGGACGGCGCGTCGTCGTCGTGATCGACGAGGCTCGGGATCGTCGCGTACCACGGCAGGCGGTTCGTCTGGATCCAGCGGCCGTATACGTCGTCGTCGGCGACGGGGCGCGTGCCGTCCTCGAAGGTGGCGAGGCTCGCGACGAGGCGCTGCGGGACCGCGAGCGCGAGCGCCGGTACCCACCCCGCGCGGCTGCCTTCGACCCAGTTCGCGCCGCGAGCGTCGGCGATGAGCATCGACCGCCACGTGAGGATCGCGTTGGTGCCGAGGTAGAAGCTCACGATCCTGTCGGGCTTCGCGGCCAGCGCCCGCCGCGCGTGGTACAGGAACCGCGGGCAGGGCAGGATGTCCTCCTGCACCACGAGGCGGTGCGTGCAGTCGCCCGGCGTCGCGCGCCACGCCTCGCGCGCGCAGCGCCACGGGTTCCGCTCCCCGTCCGGGTCGGGGTCGAGGATCACGCGCGCCGCGCCGCCGATCTCCCGCCGGAGCCGCCGGGCGTACTCGACGCGACTCGGGTGCGCCATGATCGCCGTAGACAAGCGCACGCGCATCTACGCGACCGCCTCGCTGGATGGCCGGCGGATCCGACCCTGCGAGCCACGAGTCTCGAGCCAGGCGCTTAGCGCGCGTCCTACGCGCTCGGTGTACGCCGGGGGGACCGCGAGGGATAGCTCGTCTCGGTTCATCCAGTCGATCCCCATCGCGCGCTGGTAATCCTGGATCGTCGGTTTGTAGCCGAGCCGTCCTCGCGCCCAGGTCGGCATGCCGTGCCCGACTACGCTCACGACGGGCTCGGTGTGGTAGCACGGCGGGGCTTGGCGGAGGCCGCTCCAGTTCGTCTCGAACAGTCGCACGCGGCGGAGGTCGAGGCCGACGTGGCATCCGCAGATTCGGAAGTCGTCGCGGATCGGAGCGCCGGGGACGTTCTCGATGACGTACGGCAGGCCGCTCGCTTCGAGCGCGGCGCGTGTCTCGGGGATCATGTTCACGTACTCGCGTCCTTCGCGGCGGTGCCGCGTCGTGGACACGCTATGCAACTGGCAGGGCGGCGAGGCGTGGATCGCGTCGAACTGCGAGAGGTCGAGCGCGCGCAGCGCGACGAGCGCGTCCATGCGCAGGAACTCGAACGGGTACCGCGGCTGCCGCGCGCGATCGACGCCGACGACTTCGAGCCCGGCGCGGTGATAGCCCATCGAGCAGCCGCCCGCGCCGCAGTAGAGGTCGAGCACGCGCCGAGCGGTCACCGAGAGGGGAGGTCGTTCAGTACGGTCGCGTCGCCGCCTTCGGCGAGCAGCGCGCTCATCGTGGTGTAGCTCACCCAGCCGAGGCTCGGCCAGCCCGCGCCCCACGTATTCGACCACGCGAACGCTTGCCGACGATCCGAGCACGCCCACACGCCGATCTGGTGCCCGCCCGCGACCGCGCCCGCGGCGCTGAGCTCGGCCAGCCAGTAGTCGCCGCTGCGGTCGGGTTTCGGGTCGAACCACGCCTCGCGCCAGGAGACGCCGGTGAGGCACGGACGGTTGCTCGCGAGGATCGCGCGGATTCCGTCTACGCTCGTCGCCCACGAGTTCGATGCGATGCCGTGCGCCTTCTGCGGTCCCGCCTTGACGCGGTGCCCGCTGATCGTGCGCCAGTGCCCGAGGCGTCGCAGGACGTCGCATGCGTAGCGCGCGCTGGTGCCGTCCTCGCCGGGCCACGGGTCGATGAGCTTGCACTGGTCGTAGAGCCAGTTCGCGTCGAACGCGTACCCGTTGTACTTGTTGATGACCTTCGAAAAGGAGAAGCCGACGCACTCCGGCGTCTGCCCCTGGTCGTACGTCGATAGCGCCGGGCGCTTGATGAGCACCTCGACGTTCGACACGACCGCGGCGGCGTACGGGTGCGCTTCGACGTGCGCCTGATCCGGCGGCGGCTTGCGGCCGAGGAGGTGCGGGCCGACCTTCACAGGCATGTCAGACCCTTCCGCGCAGGAGACTGATCAGGCCGAACAACGCCAGCACGACGATGACGACGACGACGATGAGGAGGCCGAGCCCGGCGAGAGCGAAGGGGATCATGTCAACCATCCACGGGGATCGGAGGGGACACCGCGGTCAGCGGCGTGGTCTGCCCGGGGCTCGGCACCGGAGCGGGCGTGATACCCCACGCGGCGAGCTTCTCCTCGTCGCTCCCCGACCGCTCGCGGCGGTGCAGCATCCGCAGGTGAGTGCCGCAGACGTAGACGAGGACGTGGGTGTCCGTCTCGTGGGTGTGGCTCGCGGGGTTCGGGCAGGGCGAGCCGTTCTTCCGTTTCGCTTGGCACTGCGCGCTGGTGCTCACTTCAGCCTCCGCTTCAGGGCCTTCCGCGCCACGCGTAGGCGCAGCTGGTCGCGGGGATCGTTCACGACGAGGCCGCTCGCGACGAGGGCGAGCGACTCGTTCCCCGCAGCGACTAGTGCCCGCTCCCGCTCGATCGGGAACCCGGGGACGTTCACGGCCAGGATGCCGATCAGTTCGCGGCGACCCTGGTATCCGCGCCAGTCGCCGCTCGGCGTCGCGGCGCGCAACGCTTCGACCGTCGCGTCGTCGAGGTTCTTCGCGAGCCGTCCGCAGAACCAGCCGCCGTGCTCGTCGTCCCCGGCGCGGACGTACGCCGCCACGGTGCCGGTGTTCTCGTAGTGCGCGACGGCTTGCTCGCTCGACACGCGCAACCCGGCGTGCGTGGTGTGCAGCGTGATCTTCCCGACGTCGATCTCCGACCCGTCGTCGAGCTGGTAGCCGGACAGGTGGAAGTACCGGTACCCGCTCTGCGATCGGGGCGGCGTGACGTTCGGCATCGCGAGGTGCGGCGTGCCCCACGCGCAGAAGTGTCCGCTGATCGTGTCGCCGTCGATCCGTAGCGGCGTCGGCCGCGAGAAGCCCGGGTTCTTGAACGCCTCGATCATCGCCTTCCCCTCTTGTCGAAGTGCTCGTTCAGGATCGCCATCGCCACTTCGACGCCAGCGCGGGAGGCGGCGGCGTCCTCGCCGGGCTCGCTGCCGTCCGGCTTCGCGGGCGGGAACTTGATCGTGGTGTCCTTCCCGTCGATCGTCACGACGACCTGGCCGTCCATGCCCGGCCAGCCGTTCACGGCGTCCGTGATATCCGCGATCGCCTCCGCGGCGTCGCTGTTCGCGTCCTGCGGGTCCGCCTCGTCGTCGCCTCCGCTCGCCGGGCCGACAGGGAACGGCGCGAACGGCAGCGTCACGCTCACGACCATGCGGCCGTCCTCGCGCCGCGCGTGGCGGAGGGTCATCGCCGCGCCGGCCACTATCGCGATGCGAGCGTTCTCGAACGCCGGGAACGGGACGAGCGTCGCGCCGAGGATGGTGCCGTCGAGGACGTTCAGGGTGCCGCCGAACATCGCTTCGATCTCGTCGGCGGGGTCCTCCGGCGGGATGATCTCTGCCTCGTTCACGGCCAGGTCGATGCTGATACCGGTGAGCATCCCCTCGCGGACGAGGCGCTCCGCTTCGATGCCCGCCTCGCTGGTGTCGAAGATCCCCGCGCCGACGATCTCCTCGCCTGCGCGGTCGAGTGTCTCGATGCGCCCGGCGATCGCGGCCGGGCCGGGGTCGCCGAAGCCGTGCGCGCTGGTCGTCTGCGCCATCAGCGGGATCGGTAGCTCGCGCCAGTTCAGCGCGCCTGCCGTGATGATGCGGCCGTCTCCGGTGTCCACGCCCTCGAACGCGATCGCGCCGCTCCACGCCGCGCCGACCGCGACGTCTACCTCTTGAGTAGCCATGCTTCCTCCTGCGGTCAGACCGGCTCGCCGGTCGAGTAGCTCTCCGAGTTCCTGCGCCTCCGCTTCCGTAAGGACGCGGTGGACGTGCTCGTCTCTCGTGTCGCCCGTGAAGCGGCTGCGGTTCGGGTCTGCCTCTCCGGGCTCGAACGGGATCGTCGTCATTGGATCTTCCCTTCGGTGCGGAGCTTCGCGAGCATGCTACGCGCCCAGTCGTCGCCCTTCCCCGGCGGCATCACGATGACGTCGTAGACGGGGCGTCCCTGTCCTGTCTCCGGCGGCTCGCCGACGAGGCTCGGGTCGGTGTAAGAGTCGATCCGCGTGGGGGACTTCTGCACCACGAGGTAACGCGTGCCGGGCTCGAAGATGTACTCGAACTCGCTGCGGTTCCCGGCCAGTACCTTCGTGCCCTTCGGGACTTGCATGCGCAGCATGACTCCCTGTAGCTGCTCGCCTTCGACGATCGTGTCGCTCGGCGTGAACGAGTAACTCGTCTTATACGACAGGCTGGTGCTCATCCAGGCGGGGTCGGTGTGGATGGTGCCCGCCTCGCCCTTCTCGTGGAACAGCGTGCCGCGGAATAGCTGCGTGTCCTCGCTGAGCGTCGTCGCGTGCTCGTTGAAGAACTCGCGCATGTACTCGTTCTGCTGGTCGTACACCTCCGGGCCGGTCACGCGGCTGCGGTACCCGCGGAGGACAGAGTTCATGGCGTGATGCTTATGGCCGATGTAGCCGTTCCAGGACGACCATTCGCGCTTCTGCCGACCGAGGTCGAGGATCTCCTCCGGCGTCATGCTCGCCGTGTCGCCGTAGAGCTTGTCGTTGATCTTGTTCTCCATCGCGTAGAGCTTGCCAGACGCGTCGCTCCATTCCTGTACCTGGTGCTTCTTCCAGCCGAGGTTCGAGCCCCACGACGAGGGGACGCCGACGTCCTCCTCGACGCTCGGGACGAACTCGGCGGGGGGCAGCGTCCCGCCGAGGCCGGTGCCGTACCCGGGGTCGTCGGTGTACCCCATCGTGCAGCGGCACATGATCACTTCCTCGCCGGGTCCGCTCGGGTCGCCCGGGTACTCCAGCGGCCAGCCTCCCACCGAGAACGCCGCGTCGATCGGGACGGTCTGCCCGTCCGCCTCTTTGTGGTGCAGCCGCGTGCGGCCGTCGTTCGTCGCCATCCACAGTTTGTACGGAATGGTCGTCCCGGCGGTGACGGCGGCGAGGCTGCCCGCGTTCACGACTCCGATGAGTTCGGTGCGAGCGATGCGCTCGGCGTAGTACTTCGAGTGCGCGTACCCCGCTTCGCGCATGAGCCGCGCCGCCTTGGGAATCGAGTGCCCCGCGTCGTAACTCTTCTGGAGGCTGATCATCATGTTCGTGACGATCTCTGCGGGGGCGGTCGTGATCTTCGCGCCTGCTTGTCGTTCGATCACTCCGCGGAGGAGGTTGTTACGCATACTCGGCCCGATGCCGAGGACGCTGCTCATGTGGTCGATCGTCGAGGCGGCGATGATCCCCTGATGCTTCGCTGCGGCGGCGTCGATCGCGGTCTGCGCCGCGACGTGATCGAGCAGCGTCGAGGGGATCGGCATGCGCCACTCGGGAGGCCCGCCCGCGGCGACGAGGACAGGCACTCCCCGCGTGAAGCTCGCGACCGCGCCGCGCGTGTACCGCCGCAGGATCCGCTCGAAGTCCGCCGCGGCTGCCGCCTCGTGCTCCTCCTCCGCCCGCACGAACGCTTCCTGATGAGCCGCGCTGGCTAGAGACGCATCGACACGAGCCCGCATACCGCCAGCACCTCCTCCGGCAAGTCGCCGGGCTCCGGCTCGAACAACGTCCGCGCTGCGTGCTCCTCCACTCGGCGGACGAGCGTCTCGGCGAGGCCCGGGTCGAGGCCGAGCTTCCGCAGGCCGGACAGGAACACTTGTCCCGCTCCTGCGACGAGCGTGTCGGGATCGACGTCGCCGCGGACGTCCTCGCCGAGGCGGTGCGCGACGTCGGCGTTCTGCGCCGTCTTGATCCGGACGCGGAGGTTCGCGGGAGCGTCGCCGTTCAGTTTCGTCCGTAGGCGGGATCCGGCGAGTTCGCGGCAGCGGAGAACCGCCGCTTCGGCCATGCCGATCACGCGTTCCGGTGTCACGCTGGCTTGTCCCTGCTTCGGCTCTCCCCTCGCGGGGTTCGAGGTGCTGCTCTTGATCGCCTGGTTGTTCGCGGCGCGCGTCGCGTACTCCTCCGGCGTCGGCGCGTCGTCCTCCTCCCACCCCGTAGCCTCGCGGTACGCCGCGTCGCTGATGACGAGCCGGTCGTGCGCTTCCATCGCAGCGCGGCCACGGTCGGGGTCCTCCACGACGTCCGTCGCGTCGTACCAGACGCGGACGTTGCGGGGATCGTCGCCGATGCTCAGGGCGACGGGGGCGAGCAGCGCGCTCGTGAGCTGCTCGACGAGTTCGCGGGCGACGGGAGCGCCGTGGTTCTTCCACGCCGCCTCGTCGATCTGCCACGCCGTCCAGTGGTTCACGCCTGCCGTGCCGAGCAACGCTTCGGGGGGCATGTCAAGGCCGATCGCGATGCGGCGGATGCACTCGTCGCGCAGGCCCGTCTCGCGGTACAACGCCGCGCCACGCAAGTCGATGTGGAACGCGTTCTGGCTCGTCACGTCGCTGCCGAACATGATCACGGGAGTGACGGCGGAGGCGGACTGCTCGTTCGCGATCGGAGCGGTCAGCGCGTCGTAGATCGCCTTCGCGTTCTTCGGCACCATCACGCCGTCGCCCATATCTACCTCGTTGCCGCCGAGGCTCGGCGGGAGGCAGAGGATCCCCGCGCCCGCGCCGCGGTTCCGCGCGGTGTTACGGATGCTCTGCTTCAGGAGCAGTAGCTCCTCGCAGTCCGCCAGTACCGCGCGCATCGACGAGTCCGCGAGGCCCGAGAACTCCGGGTCGCGGTGGTAGAAGCGGTACGCGATCATCGTGCCCGGCTGCGGGTCGTCCGGGTCCGTCTCGGGGATCGTGACCGCCGCGCCTCCGCCCTGCCCGCCGGTCTGCCGTTTGTACTCCCGGTTTGTCCGGCTGTACGTGAGCTCGGCCGCGCTGAGCATCTCCCAGCACTCGGTGTACGCGAGGCCGTCGGGTCCGGCGAGCGGGTTCCCGGCGGCGTCGTAGCCGATCTCCTCCAGGGTGCACGCGAGCATGCTCTCGCCCTGCACGAACGTCAGCGTCCCGTACTGCCCCTGGATCCCGGCCATGCCGCCACGCGAGTTCTCCAGGCGTTCGAGTTGCGCGATGTAGGGAGAGTCGCCTTCGACTTCGACCCATTCGCCTGTCTCGTCTCGCGCCTCGATGTACAACCGGACGCCGCTCAGCATGCGAGCGTAGAACGACGAGGCGTAGTGGATCTCTCCGAGGACTTTGTAGTACCCCCACGCCTGCTTCTGCCAGGAGACGAGGCTACCGGCGGGGTCGTCCTGCTTCGAGCCGCTGCGGGGCGGCGGGGGAGCGACGAGCGTCGAGCCTCCCCGGCGAGCGAACCAGTCGAGGAACCCCACTATGCCCCGCGATCGGTCAGGCCCGTTTCCGGGTCCCATACTGGCACGCCGTTCGGGGCGACGAGCGCGCCTTCGGCGTTGTCGCTCGTGACTCCCGGCGTCGCGCCTGTCCAGAAGTAGCTCGGGTCGCCGACGACCGGAGCTTGATCGTCCGCCTGCATGCCGTCCTGGATCTGGAACGATCCGCCACAGTTACAGCCCATGCGTCCTCCTCGCAGTTACGCGGGAGTATGCCAGGGCTAGTCCTTCGCTTTGTTCTCGAACACGACGGCGGTGACCGCGACAGCCGCCGACAGAGCGAACGGGGAGAGCATGATCGTTGTCCATTCGCGGTTCGCCTGGTAGCACGCGAGGATCGCGAGGCTGAGCCAGAAGCCGAGGCACCACGGGCAGTGCCAGAACTCCGCGATCGTGGGGTGCGGGTTCGGCCAGCGGTTGCGTTTCCCGTCGTCCTCATACCCAAGCCACCGCGTCCGCCACGGCGCGGTGATCATGTCCTTCGCGAGTAGCATCCAGACGCGGTACACGCCGAGCCAGAGGACGAGGATACTCACGGCGGTGCTCATCGCTTCACCCTAGCGAGTCGGTACTCGGAGACAGTCGGCGTGTACTCCGGGTCGCGCACGAGCCCTTTGTTCAGCCATCGCGAGTAGTCCACGCGGTGATGCCACCGGCCGAAGCGCCACGTGACGTGCGCGACGTCGGGGTGCATCCGTGCGAGCATGCGGCTCTTGGGGAGCGTCCCCTCGCGGATATAGAAGTCGTCGGTGTTCCCGCCCGCGAGCGTCTGCGTCGGCAGTTTGTATTGCAGGAACGCGTTGAACAGGACCGTCGTCCAGTTCGCCTTCAGGATCCGGAGGGATAGGTCGGTGTCCTCGTTGTACCGGCCGCGCCAGCGGAACGGCAGCGAGTTGCGGATTAGGTTGCACGAGTAGATCCGCGTCCCGGTGACGAACGGCTTCAGGGGGTCTCGGCTGTCGGCGAACATCCAGTACTGAGGCCCGGCCATCGCGACGTTCGAGTACCGCGCGCAGAACTCCTCCATCGCGTGCAGGATCGTCCCGTCGCCGACGGGGACCCGCTGGTTCTCGTGCATCCGCGCGAGGAGCTTGATGTTGTCGTCCATCACCCAGTGCCACGAATGGCCGGCGGCGAGGGAGTGCTCCCATGCGTAGTTGCGCGCCGCGCCGGGTCCCTTCGACTTCGAGTCTCCGAGGTCGTCGAAGGTGTCGTACTCGTCGAGGTACGACCGCTCCAGGACAAGCAGCCGATCCTCCGGGTGGTGCTCGGCGTACTCGTCGCGCTGCTCCGCCTCGACGATGAGGTGGTACGGGACGCCGATCTCGTCGAGGAACCGCGGCGTCAGGGCGCTCGCCGCTCGGTTCTTGCTCACGATGTACACCGGGTAGCGCGGGTTCATTCGGCGACGTGCTGCTCGTGCACGGTGCTGCCGACGTGCTCGTCGTCGGTCGGCCACCAGAAGCTCTTGCGCTTCGGCCGGTCGATGCCTTCGAAGAACGCGTCGGCGTCGGCGTCGCTGCGGAAGTGCACCACGCAGCTGAACACGCTGCCGAGGTTCTTCTGCGTATAGTCGGGCATGCCTGTCCATTCGGCTGTCGGGTCGAGCGGCGCTGCTCCTGCGGCGGCGAGCCGGGCGAGCGCGTCGAGGTCGTCCTGGTCGTAGCCGGTGCCGACGAGCCCGTCCTCGTCGCTGAGCGCCGCGAGGATCGCGAGGAGGTGATGATCGTCGTACGTCGCGAGGTCGTTCGTGCGGTTGTCGGCGAGGAGGATCCGCTTCGCGGTCGCGTCGTCTACGTCTACCTCGATGACGGGCACCGTGGCTGCGCCTGCCTGGCGGAGAGCGACGAGGCGGTGGTTCCCGGCGAGGACGTACTGCGTGCTCTTCTGGACGATGAGCGAGCCGTAGAAGCCGTTCGCTTCGATGCTGGTGTGGATCGCGCCGACGTCGCCTTGCCGCGGGTTGTCGGGGTGCGGGCGTAGCTCGTCGAGTTTCGCGGTGCGGTACTTCTGCGTGAGGTACTTCTGCGTGATCTTCGGCATCAGTTCTCTCCGGGTCCGGGGACGCCTCGATGGTACGCCCACGTTACGGGATCGACCAGCGCGCGAATCGGCTCGGCGTCCACTGCGAAGAACGAGTCCGAGGGGAAGGCCGCTAGCAAGTTCTGCCGGTACCACGGCTCGACGCTCGGGGATTGCCAGAGCGTGTCGCGAAACGGGTCGGTCATCACCCAGCCGTTCTCGTTGAAGCGATCCGTCCAGTAGTCGGGCCACTGCTCGTTGACGTGCCCGTCTCCGCCCTGCCCGGGGATCGCCGCGCTCCACACGACGGCGCGAGCGACGCGGCATAGCTCGGAGACGAGCCAGTCGCCCGCGGCGGGAGAGACGTGCTCGGCCATCTCCAGGCAGAGCGCGACGTCCCACTTCTCGCCGCGCTGAGCGGTCATGAACATAGGCAGCGGCGCGCCTTCCTCCGCGTCCCAGTGCGCGCCGTAGATCGTGTCGGCGTCCACGCCGTATGCGTTCCGCACGTCGAGGTTGAGCGCGGCTTGGCACCACCAGCCTTCGCCGCAGCCGACGTCGAGTAGGCATGCGGGCGTGCCGAGCGTGTCGAAGATCATCGGCAGTACGACCGCGGCGCTCTGCTTGCAGCCGTCGCGTACCGCGTCTCTCGTCTCCTGGTTCATGCGTGCCTCCCATGCGTCGTAGGCGTGCCAGTGGTTCACTGCGAGTAGAGGTGCCATGCGCTCTCCGCGCCTTCGAGCACGAACGCGTACTCGCGTCGTAGCTCGCGGCGGTGGAACATGACCGCCAGCTCGGGCCAGTCGTCGTCGTACAGGCGTCCCCATACGACGGCGGCGTCGGCGAGCGGGAAGCCCTGCTCGCGTACCTTCACGTTCGGCCGGTGCGCGCATCGCTGCCGAGTCACGCGTCGGCAAGCCGCGCTGGTGTCGGTAGCGGTGACGTAGATGAAGCAGAGCGCGAGGTACGGCGTGAGCCTGCCGACACCCGAGCCGACTTCGACGATCGTCTCGACTTCGAGCGGCAGTGCGCGGCGGATCGTCGCGGCTTCCTGGCTCGCCAGGTATTCCCATGACGCCCAGCCGTTCGGCGGTTCGTACTCGGGGTGCTCGAACGTCGCGGCGACTCGATCCCACTTGTCGGTGTTCACGAGTCCTCGCCCCGCAGGCACGCCATCGCAGCCTTGATGTTGGCGTAGGCGAATCCCTCACGATCCTCTTCACCTTCGTAGGAGTCCAGTTCTCCCAAGGCTCCGACTAGCTTCTCGATGGCTTCGTTGAGTTGCGCCAACACAACCCCCGCGTCCTCGCGGGACGGGCACGGCTCGCCGTCGTCGCAATAGGCGCAATAGCCGTTAGGAACGGTGTGCTCGGCCTGGATGGCTTTGGCTGCTGTGGTCGCGTCAGTCACTTTTGCCTGCCCGTCTCGGGGTCACGCTCGAAAGGAGGCCCTCCGTCGTACCAGCACTCGAAATGCGCCCACCCGTTCTTGGTGGCGGCTTCGATTGCCCGCTCGTCGTCGGGGATCGGCCCCTTGCAGTAGTGGCAAATCCGTAGCTTGGCTGCTGTGGTCGCGTCAGTCATGCTTCCTCCGGGTTCGGCCAGCGGCCGTGGCGACGGTAGAACTCCCACACGTCCGGCGGCGGTACCGGCGGCGGGCACGGCTCGGTCTTGTCCTCGTCGTCGGCGGGGTACGGCGGCGGCTTCTCCTGCGGCCAGTCGCTCATCGGTTGCGCTCCTCTCCGTACGTGAGGATCGCCCTGCGCCAGCGCGAGCCGCAGTGCATGAAGCTCCACTCCAGCGCGCGGACGCGACGGTTGTGATCCTCGCCGCGCCACCACGCGAGGCGGAACGCGATGCGTGCCAGTCGCAGCGTCATGGCCGCGGCACGTCCCCGCCAGCCAGCGCCACGTCGATCCACTCGCGCAACGCGCGGAGGTTCAGAGCCACGTGCGGCGGGACGACTCCGGCGGGGTGCGTGTACCGCGGCTCCTCGACGGCGTGTACGGGCTCCTGCGGGGAGGGCGCGGTTATACCCGCGGTTATACCCACGCGCTCCTCGACGAGAGCGAGGCGGCGTTCTAGGCGCGCGACGTGCTCGGCGTTCTTCGCGTGGTAGTGCAGCCAGTCCCGCGGCGGGTCGAACGGGTCAACGGCGTGGTCGGGCGTGCTCATAGCGTCATCACGGGTTGCTCCCTCTTGATCCGTCGTAGGGCTCGCTCGAACGCGCGAAGCTCGCGCTCCTGCCTCGCATGGTTCGCGTCTGCCTGCGCGAGAGCGTTCGCGCTCCACTCGTCCCACGCAGGCGTGTACGCCGCGCGCACCGCGCGCTCCAGTCCCGCCGAGTCGTCCGGGTCTACCCACACCGCCGCGTCCCCCAGGGCTTCGCGGAGGCCCGGCGTCGGGTACGCGATCGTCGGGATCCCCGACACCGCTGCCTCCGCAGCGACGCGGCCGTACGTCTCGCTCGCGCTCAGCACCAGCAGCACGCGGGTATAACCCAGCGCCGCGCGGATATCCGGCTGCGGCGGGAGAACTTGCATGTTCGGAGGCAGGCCCGTCGAGGAGTTCTCGAACGGCCCGAGCGCGAGGCCGTCCGGCGCGAGAACCTGATGATCGTACGCGCCCTGGACGCCGAGGAACGGGATCTCGTCCATGCGTTCCTTGAGTCTGTAGAAGCGGTTGCCGCCCTTCTGGGCGCTGAGGTTTATAAGGGTGGTGCAGGCTCCTGGCGTGACGCGTACGCGGTCGGTGTTGATCGGTGGGCGTAGGACGATGCTCGGGCCGGGCCAGTCTCGCGTGGCGTCGGCGACGTGCTGCGTGTTGTAGGCGATGAGGGCTGCGCAGTCGGGCATGACGCCGAGGCGGTCGAGTTGGTTGGGGCTGTGGATGTAGTGCACGAGCGGCGTTTGGTAGGTGGAGGCGAGGAGCATGGCGTTGGGGATCGCGTCGAGTTGGGTGAGCATGATGTCGCTGGTTTGGTAGTGCTCGGCGTGGTGGTCTTGGGTGGGGGGTCGGGGTGCTTGTTCGGCGAGGATGCGTGTGTGGTGTTTGCGTGTTTCGAGCCATGTGAACGCGTCGGTGATCGACCATTCGGCTCCGGCGGGGTGGTCGGGTGCTGCGTGCCGGAGGTGCGCGCCGATCCTCATCGCTTCGTCTCTTGCATGCCGAGGCGTTGCGCGATCGCTCGGATGGTGGGGAGCGCGTAGGGCTTGTCGGGCAGGTGGACGTGGAGCCATGCTTCGTTGAAGGCTCGGACGAATTCGCGGTCGAGGATGCGGGTGGCTTCTTCGCGGGTCATCGGGAGTACCTCGTTGTCCAGCGGTGGTAGTCGCGGTACTTCATGCCCCATAGGTCGCTCTCGTGCATCAGGCTCGCGGTGCCCTCGTTGACGTGCTGCACGGGGAGGCCCTCGACTCGGATCTGCTTGCCGCCGTGCTGCTCGATCTCCTCCGCGAGGTGGTTGTCTCCGTACCACCATTCGTATGTCGTGTCGGTGACGAGCGGTCGCCAGGGGATCTTGTGCCCGGCGAGGAGGAAGCATGCGCCGAACATTCCGCCGTCGGACAGGACGCCTCGCGTTTCGCGGTACGCGCCGCTCGGGGTGCTTGTCTGCGGCGCGTCGTAGTCGGGGTAGCTCACCCATGCGGCGGGGTGGGTGTCGAGTGGCCGGCGCATGGCGTCGAGCGCGCCCGGGGGGAGGAGTATGTCGTTGTTGGTGACGAGGACGAACCACTCGTCGCGCCAGCCTTGCTCGGCGGCGATCCGCTTAAAGCCGACGTTCCATAGCTGGTAGATGCTGAGGTCGGGCTTGCGGGTGAAGCTGAGTCGGCCGCGCCACGCTCCGTGCTGCGCGAGGCGCAGGCCGTGCTCCGTCTCGTCCGTCGAGCCGTTGTCGAGGACGAGCATGCGGCACGGCTCGCCCGCGAGGCAGTCGAGCAGCGCGCGCGTGTGGTGCCACTGGTTCTTGACCGGGACGAGCGCGGTGATCACAAGCGGTAGTCCGTCCATATGTGGCCGCGGGCTTCGGTGACTTCGCGGTCGTAGTCGGGGTCGCGCATGCCGGTGTACGCCAGGCATGGCTTGCTCGCCCACACGCGTTTGTAGCCCATGCCGCGGATCGCTTCGTACAGGCAGTGATCCTCCTGCATGCTCGCTTCGGGCCAGGGAGTCTCGTCGTAGCGGAGGCCGTCGTCGAACATGCTCTTGCGGATGATCGAGTTGCCTCCGACGGGCCAGCCAGCGAGGCGCGTCCATCGCTCGTCGCCTGCGGCGGTCGGGCCGTACTGCCCGACGCTCGGGTCGCTGAACACGTCCGCGAGTTCGCTGTCCCACCCGGGGAGCCACGCGCAGTCGTTGTCGGAGCGCATGAGGAGATCCGCGTCGGGGGGAGCCATCTCGAAGCCGCGGTTCGCGGCGTACCCGGGGTAGTGGTTCTCGGCGAGCAGCGCGAAGCGGTACCCGTTCTTCTTCGCGTCGCGCTTGATCCAGTCGCGGACGTCGCTCGGGCTGCCGTTGTCTACGACGACGAGGGAGTGCGGGATCGTGACGGTGGAGAGGAATGACGAGACGCAGCCCTGCAATAGCGGCAGGCGGCGATAGCTGACGATGACCGCGTGGAGCTTCACGTGAGCTCGACGTACCAGATCGCTGTCTCGGGGGCGACGCGTACGCGGTCGCCGAACTCCTCGACGACGACGGTCTTGACGTCCGGGTAGCCGCCGTCCGAGTTCTGATAGTCGTGCCCGCAGATGAGTTTCCGCGTCTTGGGGAGCCAGTGCGTTACGTCCGCGGCCACGCTGTCGTAGTCGTGCGCTCCGTCGAGGAACACCATGTCTACGTCCGGGAGGTCGTCGGTGTAGATCGCCGCGGGCGAGTACCCCTGGATCATGCGGAGGTTCTCGAAGTGCCCGCAGTTCGAGTAGAACGATCCGAAGCTCTGCCGGTGCACGTCGTTCCACGGGTCGATGCAGTACACCGGCCCTTTGCATCGGGACAGGAGCATGAACGCGCTGCGGCCATGCAGGCTGCCTACCTCGACGATCGAGTCCATCTTCGCCGCTTGCTTGCCGAGCCACTCCAGTTCGATGTTGCTCATCCAGCCCCAGATATGCATGCCTTCGGTAGGCACGTCCGGGCGGGGATCCGGGCCCATCACTACGTCCATGTTCGGTTGTCTCCCAGCATTCGGTATGTCCACGTTTCGCGGGGGACGACGACGATGCGCGCCTCTTGCGCGAGCATCCGCATCCACAACGCGTAGTCCTCGTAACGATCGTCGGGGTCGAAGCCTCCGGCGTCGAGGATCGCCTCGCGCCGAGCGACGACGGTGACGGGGATCAGGTTCCTGCCGCCCAGCATGACGCCGTACGCGTAGTCGTCCCACACGTGGATGCGCTCCGTCTCCGGCGTCGAGCCTTGCTTGCGGTACCACGAGAACACGAGATCCGCCTCGTGCTCGACCAGAGCCATCGTGAGAACTTCGAGGTGGTCGGGATCCATCAGGTCGTCGTCGTCGAGGAACGCGACCACCGGGTGCGGCGAGTGCCGCATCGCTGCGTTGCGGATCAGCGCCGGTCCCTCCCCGGCGTGGTCGATGCCGATCAGGTGAGTGCACGCGATCGTCTGCGCCTCGACGCTCGCGTACGCCTCCGCGAGCAGCGGCGTGCGGTCGGGTCGGCTCGGGGTGATCACGAGCGGCGGGAGGAGGGTCATGCGTCGAGCCTAGCGGGGTCGTACACGAGGCCGTCCGCGCTCGGGAGGTCGTAGTGGAAGTGCGCGTGGTACGCCGCGCGTAGTGCTTCCTCGCCGCCCTTCTGGTACAGGACGCCGTACTCGCGCCAGTGCTGCCCGATCCCGTACGGCAAGTCCGTCGCTGCGTACGCTCTCGACCCGTTCACTGCCTTCCTAACGAACTGGTCGGCGCTGCGGTACGGGAAGTGCCGGATCTGCACGTCCCGCACGCTCGACGGCGCGGGGGAGCCGGGGAGGATCGCGCCGTGGTTCCCCGCCTCGATGATCGCGCCGTCGCGCCACCGGACGATGACCTTCCCGATCGGAGCTTCCTGCCCGCGGTACACCATCCGCTCGAACGGGTTCGCTCCGTCCGCGTCCACGCTGGTAGCGAAGTGGTGCCAGAGCCGCGCGTGGAGGACGTCGCCGTCCGCCTTCCGCACGACGTCCGCGAGGCGCTGCGTGTCGCCGAAGTACCAAAGCTCGTCGGCGTCGCAAGGCCAGACCCATTCCGCTCCGGCGGCGTGCGCCTGCGTCGCGAGGCTCGTCATCTTGCGGGACTGCCAGTACCCGATCTCCTCGTCGTCCTGCACGACGAGCGGGCAGCCCATGTCGCGCAGGCTCTCGATGATCTCGCGAGTGCCGTCCGTCGAGGCGTTGTCCGCGACGATGATGCCCTCGACTCCCTGCGCCGCGATATGCCGCAGCACCGGCTCGATCACGTCCGCTTCGTCCTTCACCAGCAGGATCGCCCAAAGGCTCACCGCGTCCTCCGTCCGGTAGGGGATGCGCCTGTCAAGTCTACTAGTAGCCCCGGCCGGACCGAGTGCCGGTATGCGTAATCCACGCCGGGTCGTGCCGGTCGCCCCAGTACGCGAAGCTCGCGCCGTCCGCGACGAGCGTCTCGGTGAAGCTCGCCTCGCAGTTCGGACCCTCCGGCCACTGATACACGTCGAGTAGCTCGACGCGGTACAGGCTCGGGTTCGTCGTCCAGAACAAGCGGTGCTCCAGCCACTCTTGCGAGCGGGTCGGCTCGCCGTACCCGATGATCCCCGTCGAGCGATCCACGAACTCCTCCGGGAACGCGTCGATCACCGCCGCGGGCTCCGAGTGCTCCCGCCCTCGCCGGAGCGCGACTTGCGCGATACGCGGCTCGGTGTCGAGCACGCGCGCCATGTGAGCGATGCTGAACGGCTTGTCGTACCGCCAGTCCTCCTCCTGATGCCACACAAAATCGAACGCGTCCTTCGATTCGCGCAGGCGATCCCAGCCGTACCGGATCGCGCCGCAGAACCCGAGCAAGTGATGCGAGTCGTCCACGTGCACGATCGTCGCGAGGTCGTACTGCCGCGCGTTCGCGTGCCACGAGCGCATCGACTCGCCGAGCAAGCCGCGGCCGTCGCTGATTTGCAGAACCGCGATCCGCGGCGGCATCCCTTCGAGCCTCACCAACGCTCCCCTCGATCAGTCACCGGAGTGCCGAGCAGCGGCAGCGTAAGCAGCGTCGGCACGTTCGTGTCGCCGTACCCCGCGGCGCAGTACAACGCGCTCTCAGACTGGCCGGCGAATAGCGCGAGGTGTGGCCGGTTGTGCAGCGCGCCGCGGCGTCGGGCGACTTCGAGCAGCGCCGACGCGAGCCCGAGGCGTCGCCAGGACGGGTGCGTGCAGACGAGGCCGATGCCCGTGACTTCGAGCGGGTCGTGCTCGGCGAGTTCGAGCGTGCGCCAGAAGATCCCGACATGGCAAACCACCAGCCCGTCCACGCTCGTCTCGACGCTCTCGTCGGGCAGCGGGTACAGCGTGCCGGGGAAACACTCGCGGATGAGTCTTAGCGCGTACGGCGTCACGCGATCACGACTCGGGTTATACCCGTCCCGTCGGGCGTGTAGGATCCGGCGGGTTCCCAACCAGGAGGTACCCCGTGCGTGCTCTCGTCCGTCGCGTCCCGCTCTTCGTGAGCGTGCTCGCTCTCCTCGTCGCGCTGTCCGGCATCGGTGCCGCAGTCGCAGCGACCGGGCTGATCAACGGCTCGAAGATCAAGAACCACACGATCGGCGCGAACAAGCTCACCGCCGGAGCGGTCAAGGCGCTCAAGGGAAAGACCGGCCCGCAGGGCGACCGCGGGCCGCAGGGCATCGCAGGCGTGAGCGCAGGCGTCGGCGGCAGCGGCGCTCCCGGCGCTCCCGGAGCGGCCGGTTCGCCCGGCGCTCCCGGCCCGGCAGGCGCAGGCGTCACGCCGCTCACGTTCGGCCCGTTCGCGTACACCCAGCTGGATCACAACCAGGTGTGCGGCGGTCCTCAGTGGGCGACGGACACCGGTAACGTCACGTACGTCGTCACGCCGACCGTCGCCGGGTTGTTCAACGTCGTGGAGATCCGCGAGGGAACGTTCGTCGTGAACTCGGGCGATCTCGCTCCGATCTCGACGTACCCCGCGGACGCCACGATCAACAGTCCGCGTGGCTCCGGCGGCTGCGGCTTCGGCGGCTCGCGCGTCTCCGCCGGAGTGACCGGCAAGTTCCACGGGATCCGCGTGTACGTGGACTTCTCGGCGCACTTCGACTTCACCGCCATGTGCGCCGCGGGCTGCCCAGCCGGAGCGTTCTTCAATAGCTTCTTCGGCACGAGCACGCCGCCCGCTGTCGGCAGCGATCAGTTCCAGTACAACACCGCCACGAACCAGTACAACTGGAACGGCATCGCGGGTCCGCCGAACACCGGGGATATTCTCCAGTAGTCCCCCGTGATAGGCGCGTTCCCTTCCGCGCCGGTACGACGACGAGCCCCCGTCCCCAGCGGGGGCTCGTCCCGTTCTAGCGGCGGGCGGGTTGTGGTAGCTCGCCGAACGGTTCGACGGTCACGCCGCCGCGTCGCTCCAGGAGCTTCCGTAGCGCCTGGCTCGTGGCGTCTACCTGGTCGTCGTGCGCTCCCTTCGGGAACGCGGCGTGCTCCTCGATGAAGCCCGCTGTCCACGGGCCGTTGCTCGGGAGGTACACGTTCCCCGCCTCGACGTACCCGCTGACGCTGCGCGCGCGGGCGAGCTTCGAGTCGGTGCCGGTCTGCACGGGGATCATGCCGCCGAGTTCGTGGCGGAGGTCGGCGATGATCGCCGGGCCGTTCGCTTTGTCCTCGACGTAGATCGCGCTCGCGGCTTGCGCCCAGCGCGGGTCGCTCGTCTCGGCGACGAGTCGGCGCTTCGTGGTCGGGTAGTCCCACTGTCCGCGGACTTGGTGCAGGAGGTAGAAGTCCGCGCCGCGCGACGCCCACACCTGGCCGACGACGAACGAGGAGTCCTCGCTGTCCTTGAAGCTGAGATCCCAGCTCCACATCATCGTGTCGAACTGCATCGGGGGAGCGTCGAAGCGTCGCCACCAGTCGCGGTGGAACACGCTGCCGGTCGGGCTTGACGGTCGCTGCTGGTAGAGAGCGTTGAAGTAATACTCGCCGGATCGCTCGCGGCGGCGGGCGAGGTTCTCGATCGGGAACCGTTCAGGCCAGAGCGGCTCGCCGGGCTCGCGGTCGAGGGGATCCTGCGGGAACTCCGCGCTCGGCTCCTCCGCGATCGCAGGCAAGCGGAGCCGCTGGAACTGGCCGGGCATCTCGCGGTGGATCCAGCCGATCAGGTCGTCCTCGTGCCAGCGCGCCATCATCACGATCAGCGTCGCGCCGGGCTCGAGGCGGCTCATCGCGGTGCCGCGCAGGAACTCCACTTGGCTCTCGCGGATGACGGGGGAGTCGGCGTCGGCGGCGTTCTTGATCAGGTCGTCGAGGATGAGGAGGTCGAAGCCGCGGCCGGTGATCCCGCCTCCCTTGATGCCGAAGCTCCGCATCGACCCGCCGTGCTTCTCGATCTCCCACCAGGATCGCGAGCGCGTGTCTCGCGTGACGCTGACGCCGAAGCTGGAGCCGTACTCGACGAGCGTGTCTCTGCCCTTCGCGCCCCAGCTGGTAGCGAAGCTCTGCTCGTGGCTCGCGATGCCGACGTGCTTCTGCGGGAACGTCCCGAGGAACCACGCCGGGAGGTAGTGATCCACGTACGTCGATTTGCCGCAGCGCACCGGAGCTTCGATCGTGAGCATCTGATCCCCCCGAGCGATCGCTGCGAGCACGAACCGTTCGATCGCGACGATATGCCGAGGCACGTACAACTGGCCGCGGCTGCCTGCGAGCATGAAGCTCGACGGCAGCACGAGCGCGCTGGCGGGCAGGATCGAGTCGCGGGAGCTCACGTCGCTTCGACGTCGATAACGCGCTGCCCGGCGCGCTGCCGGGACAGGCGCACCATCTCGTCCTGGAACGGCCGGAGGGCTTCGAGCGCGTGCTCGTTCAGGACTTCGAGGATCTCGACGTGAACGAGGTCGCCTTCGCGGACGCGGACGTCGAGCGCCGCGGGCGCTTCGAGGCCGAGGATCTTCGCGCGCATGCTGATGCACCGCAGGATCGTCCCGGCTGCGCGGTCGGCGTCCTCGCCCGCTCCCATCGCTCGCGGCCACGCTGCCATCTCTAGGCGGTCGAGTTTCGCGATCTCCAGGCGGCGAGCGTCGGCGCGTTCCTGCTCGGGCAGCATCTCCCGCAACGCGCGCATGATCGCCGCGTGCGCGCCGCTCGGATTCGCGAACCCCACCGTGTCCGCGATCTGCTGAAGCGAAGCTCCGGCCACTCTGAGTTGCACCGCTCGCGCTTGCCGCTCGGCGCTCTCGATCATCTGCTTGCCGCTGACGGGTCCGACCGCTCCGCCGCGCCGCTTCGGCTTCTGTCCGGGCGGCTTGTGTGTCTTGCGTCGGCGGGCGAGTTCGTCGGGAGGGAGAGGCTTGGTCATATCGTCCGCTCGCATCGTTTGCAGAACGAGCCCGGCCGGACGCGGTGCTTACAGCCGTCGGAGACGCGGCGGGTTATCGCTCGCGGCGTGGCAGGCGTGGCTAGGTGGGCTTCTAACGCGCTGCGGACTATCTCCGAGAGGGACGAGTCGTTGGCCTTCGCCTCAGCGCGTAGGGCGGCGTCGAGGGCGGCGGGCACGCGCAGAGCGATCAGCGGGTCGCGCTTGCTGTCCGCTCTCCTCGTCGCCGACATACCCGGGGTTATACCCGGTCCGTCACCGCTCGGCTGCGAGGCTCTCGCGGACCGGCTTCGGGTAGGCAGCCGGGCCGATGCATTCCGAGCACGTCACGTTCCCTCCCTTGCCGTACACGATCGTCTCGCCGCGTTCGATCTCGGCGGAGCAGAGCGAGCACTCGGTGTCCTGCTTCGCCTCGTGGAGCTTCCAGTTAGTCACGGCTTCCTCTCGACGATCCACGCGGGGACAGCGCCGGGCGTGTCGTGGTCGCATTCGCTCCACCAGCCGATGCCGGGGTTCTCCTCGCTCTCTGTGACCCAGCCGACGCGGACGCCGCGGAACGCTTCGAGGATCTCGAACCACGCCGCGCCGTGCTCCTCCCCGTCGCGGCATACCGCCGCCATGATCTGCGGGCGGCTCGTGGAGCCGTCGCGGCGGAACGCGTACCAGTCGCCGTCCTCGCTCATCGCGATGCAATCCTCGATGCTGACGCGCGGCTCGTCCGGCTCCCATGCTCCTGGGTCGTTCGGGTTGAACCCGAGCGTCCTGTGCTCCTCATCCATGCGTACTCCTCGCGATCGGCTTCGGTGTCGTCGGGCTCGCGCATCCCGCGGTGTACTGGATAGCCATGTTGTCGTGGACGAGCCACGCTCCGCGGAGCATCGAGGCGCGGAGCTTCCCGCGGTACCCGAACCGCGTCAACCAGAACCTCAGTTTGTGCATCGCGGTGCACTCGACGAGCGCCTCGTTGCCGCTGTTGAGCTTGAGGTGCTCCGCTTCGTGCAGGAGCGTCGCGAGGCTCACGGCTCCGTCTACGGCGTAGACGTTGCGGTGCTCCCGCATCCGCGTGACGCCCGCGCACGTGTCGAGGCTGAGGACGATCAGCGGCTCGAACGTCGAGCCGTTCGCGTCGCTGACTTGGTACGTCTCGCCTTCGTCGCTCGGGTCACTCATCTGCGCGGGAGCGACGCATGCGACGCTGATGCCGGGGGCGATCAGTCGCGTGGTGTCGGCGACGACGGTGCCCGCGTGAGCCACTCCCGGTAACGCGAGCAGCGCGATCAGCGCGAGCTTTACCATTCTCGGCTCCTCGCGGCGTCGAGCAGCCGAGCGCGAGTCTCGCTCACGTTCCGCTCGGAGCGTTGCTCGAACTGGATACGGACGAGGATCTCCTCGATCTCGGCGAGCCGGTCGAGGATCCGCGCGACGAGGATCCCCGCGATCTCGACGCGCGACTCTACCTCTCGGAGCCGCGCGTCTAGCTGGTCGTTGCTCATCCGGTTACGCCGCCCGGCGGGACGGGCGTCGCGCGCTTCGGCTTGTGGTCGTGCACGACTCGGATCTTGATGACGTTCTTCCCGCAGACGAGGACGCCGTGCCGGTAGCTGATGCGGTACGTGTACCGCGGGCACTTCGGCTTCGGGAGCTTCTTCACCGGAGGCGTAGGAATGGCCGGCGGTGCCGCGGGCGGCGTGACGACTGCGGGCGGAGCCGGGGGCGCTGCGGGCGGCGTCACGACGGGAGGAGCGGCCGGGGGCGCGGGGGGCGCTGCCGGGGGCGCGGGCGGCGTCGGGGGGGCGGGGCATTCGAGTGTCCTGGTAGGGATCGAGCCGTACCGCCACGACGCTCCGGCGGTGACGGTCCCGGTAACGCCGAGCCACGTGTCGCCGCCGGACTGGTGCGCGCGGACGAGGACGAGGCGCTGAGCGTCTCCGACGTTCTCGGTGACGTACGTGTCGCGCTCGAAGTTCGCGTTGTAGTGGAACACCACGCCGGTCGCGTCGCACTCGACCGATCCGGTGTGAGCCGCCGCGGGGGTAACGGTCGCGGCGAGGGAGGCGAGGACGCCTCCGAGGATCAGGAGCGGCTTGCGGATCATGTTCCCTCCGTGAGTGTGAGTTGCCGTCGCGTCTCGACGACGGCGGTGAGGCGATGCATGTTGCTGGTCGGCACGATGACGAACTCGTCGCCTGCTTCGGTGTCGTTCTGGTTGAAGTGTGCGCGGAGCGCGGCGCTCGGGTTCGCGGCGGTCTGCACTCCGACTTCGCGGTACAGGTCGCCTGTCTCGTCGTGGTCGTACGTGAGGATCGTGTAGCTCGTCGGCACGCTTATCCCTTCGGGTTGTGGAACTGGCTGGTGATGAGGCGGAGTTCGAGTTCGCGGACGCGTCTGACGAGCGCGGCGTACTCGGCGGGGTTCAGTTCGCCGAGGCGAGCGGCGGCGGGCAGGCCGAGGAGGAGGCGTCGCGCGCGGGTCGCGCCGACGCCGGGGATCCAGCGGAGGAGCTTCTCGACGGGCACGGCGTCTAGCTCCTCGTGGTGCCGGAGCGTGAGGAGCAGAGCGAGCGAGCCGCCGTGCTGCACGTGGGTGCGTAGCTCGCTGCGGACGCGGCGCTTCTCTCGGGATAGCTCCCAGCCTTCGCGTGCGGGGATCAGCGTCATGCGAAGATCGCCACCGCGAGGAGGAACCCGACGATGAACCCGACGAGCGCGAGGATCCCGAACGCGATCACGACGCTGCCTCCGGCGGGCGACTCGTCGTCTCGGGCGGCGACGCCTCTCGCGTACCAGACCGCCCATTCCTCTCCGAGCATCTCGCGGCAGGCTCGCCAGCCTTGCTTCCATTCGTCGGTCTGGTCGTCGGGCTCGGTCGCGTCGCGGAGCCCGTAGGCGTCCTCGACGAGCGGCGAGCCGACGAGACGCAAAGGTCGGTCGTCCATGCGGTTCCTCCTGGTCATTGGACTACTCGGCGGTCGGGGTTCTGCATCGGCGCGAGGGCCGGGCACGGGTCGTCGTGCTCGGCGTGCGTCCAGCCCGGGCCGGTGACGGTCACGGCGGCTTCGCCTTCGAGCAGGAAGCCGCGGCACTTCGCGCAACGCATCTTCTTGTGAGCCTCCGGGCGGATATCGAAGTAGCGGCGGGTGATCGTGTCGGTGTTCACGCGATCACCTCGCGGACGGTGGAGGCGGCTGCTTCGAGTTCGTCGGCGATCTTGTCGTTCGCGCGCCGTGCGCGGTCGCGCTTCGCCTTCGCGGTGATCGTCGTCGTGCCGGTCTGCTTGCCGTAGCAGTCCGGGCCGATGCCGCGCTCGATCGACACCGGGTCCGTAAGCTCGCGTCCGCAGCATCCGCAGACGCTCTCTTCGTGGATCTCGACGGTGCCGTTCGGGGCGGTCGGCGTCTCGCCGGTGTACGCGAAGCCGAGGGCTGCGCGACCGGCGTACGCGAGGAGCGTGTCGTCCTTCGACTCCCGAGCGATCGAGGTCGCGCCGGTGATGAGGTTCCGGTAGAGGACCTTCTGCCGCGGCCAGGCTCCCTTTACATCGACGCTGAGCATCGGGGTGCCGTCGCGTCCCGTCCACGTCTTGACCTGGAACGTCTGGTGGTACCGCTTCTCCGCGCCGATGAGATCGACGGTGAGGACGAGGCGCGCGTTCTTGTTCTTCGAGGCGAGGAGCCCTTCGAGCATCCGGCCCGCGCGGTGTGCGGTGGTCGGGGTCTGCATGTTGTCTCCCTGGTAGGACGTTTGCATACCCCCATAATAGGGGCACGCGGTGCGCCTGTCAAGTAGCGAGGGAGGCGATTGTCTGCATCAGTGCTTCTCCCATCGGGCCGGGCAGCGGGCGAGGCTTCACGCTACGCGCGCGGATCTCCTCGACGAGCGCCGCCCGCGCGTCGCGAGCTTCGTCGTGGCTCGGCTCGCGAGGGATCGCGCATTGCTCCATGAGGCAGCGGTGCATCGCGCTGATCTCCTCGTCGTGCAGGCAGAGCCCGATCAGCGACCACTCGCCTCGCATGCGCGTCGCCTCGTCGCCGGTCGTCACCGGCCGAGCGCGGCCGAGCTCAGCGCGCTTGTCGTCCTCCAGGGTCTGCACTGTCTGGTCGCGGGCGAACGCTGCGATGCGTACCTGGCGTCCGTCGATCGTGGGACTGCGCGCGCTCATCGATCCGGCGGCGTAGTCGAGCGCCCACTCGATCGCGCGGTTCTCGTCTACGTCGCAGACGTCGAGGAGCCACTCGCGGTACTCGTCGAAGAAGCCGCGGAACGCGTCCGCCGGGGACAGGCGCATCGGCCCGCCTTCGCTCGCGCCGCGGTGCTCGCCTTTGCGGATCGCGGCGATGAACACGCCGACCTTCGACGTGAGGTTCTGGTTGCTCGCGATACTCGACGCGAGGGCGAACACGCCGTCGTGATCCTCGTCGAGCGCGTCGATGATTTCGTATCGCGCTTCGCCGCTGATCGTCCCGACGAGGCGCTGGATCTTCGCCAAGTCGTCGTTGTACTCTCGCGCGTCCGTTGCCATCTCCACTCCCGTCCTCGAAGGATTCTCTCTCGTTGCTTGCATGCAAGCGTCTCCGTCTAGTGCTTGATCGCGGACATGGAGAGGGACCCCTCCCCCTACCCCCTCCCCCGCATATGCCCGGCGTGCTTCGGCTCTCCAGTGGCCCGCATTACCGGCTACCCCTGGCGCTCTGCCGCGGTGGATGTCAGCGACAAGCCTCGTGCAGGAAGCGCCACCCCCCCTCGTCTCGGAGCATCCATCCGCGTTCGCCTTTCACGAGTTCGTCTCCGCACGCCTCGCAGCGGTTCGGGAAGCGGACGTACCGGAGTAGCCACTGGTCGCTCCGCTCGGACCGGCGGACGTACACCGGAGACTCGGCTCGCGGAGCTACGCGCTCGCGGCGGTTCGCGGCTTCCCAATCGAGCCCGCCTCTACGGGGCATCGGATTGTCCTGGTACCGTTCTCATCTAGCTTCTCCTGGAGCCGTCGGGGCTCCGGTCGAGTTGAAGTCGTAGCGCGCTGGCTAGTCCTGGGCCGGTGCGCTGCGCATGCCCTTCTCGGGGCGTGCGGTGCGGGCGACTCTAGCGGACCCGCACCGCCGCGTCGAGCCGCGCCGTAGGAAGCCCGCTCCGGGGATGGCCGGCGGGGCGAGGCGGATTCCCTACGGGTCGGAGCGTCAGGGTCTAGGTCAGGCTCCTAGGGTCTACTGCGACCCTCACGCGGCGATCCGGCGGGGGGTTCTCGCGCCGCGCGGGCTCGATCGCGTCGCGTACCGCCGGGATCTTCCGCAGCGCCTTCACGCCCGCAGCGATGACCTTCAGGGAGACGACTTGCTCGACGGCTCGGAGCTTCGCGTCGCGGCTGATCGTCCCCTCCTCCACGAGCGTGTCGAGGATCCGGTCAAGTTCCTCCGCGTCCCACGACTCCGTTCCGGCGGTCGGGCTCGGAGCCGTCACCTTCACGCCCGGCGCGCTGAGCGTCCACTCGCCGCCTTGATCCATGCGGCCGAGTAGCTCGCTGCCGATCGCGGCGTGCGCGAGGCGGAACGCGTCCGCCTGCCGGTCCGCTTCGAGCTTCACGAGCCCCAGGATCCGCGTCAGCACCGGAGTCGGAGCGTCGGCGATCGAGGGGTACACCTCGCCGGTCGTGGTGTCGAGCACGCCGCCTTGCGGGATCAGTCCGAACTCTGTGCTCACGCGTCCCTCGTCTCGTCGGCGTGGCTGCGGCGAAGCTCGAAGATCCCCGCGAGGTCCCGCTCGCGGTCCATGATCATCCGGGCGTAGTGCGGGGCGTAGTTGTTGTTCAGCTTGAAGTCCTCCCCGCGCGTCGTGAGCGACACGTTCCAGCGGAGCACCTCGAACAACTGGTTGATGCCCATCTTCGTCCGGCCCGCCTGCCTGCCGCGCCGAGCGAGGCGCACTAGCTCGTCGTAGACGCGCGGGTTCTCGCGGTGGAACTCGGCGAACCGCGCGCTGATCGGCGGCTCGATCGTCATCGGCTCGCGTGCGGGCTCGATGCGGTGGACATGCTCGTCGCGCGTGTCGCCGGTGAAGCGGCTGCGCTCGGGATCTCCGAAACTCATCTGGCTCATGTCGTCTCCCATCAGAAGGGGATGCCGTCGTCGGCGTCCTCGGGCTTGACCGGCTCGGGGTCGGTCGGATCCGGCGGAGGCGCGGTCGGGTCGGTGAACGGCACGTCGTCCTCGCCGGGCGTCGCGGTGCTGAGCCCTTGCTCTGTCTCCCACGCCACGAGCCGCTCGACGACCGTCGCTCCTGCGCCGTCGCGCTCGGGGAGCTTGTTCAGCCGGTCGATGACGTCGCTCGCGACTGCTCGGCTGATCGACGCGAACGCCGGAGCGGGGTCCCCGGCCATACGCGCGAGCCGCCAGGCCATGTGCTCCGGGTCGCTCGTCGCGAGGTGGTGCTTCTTCACGAGCGCCGCGAGGAAGTTCAGTTGCTTCTCGCTCGCGACGCCTCCGGCGCTCGCGGTGCCGCTCCGCGCTCGGCTCGTCGCGACCGCTCCCTGCGCCTCGCCGTCGGTGTCGTCGCTCTCGACCGCGATCAGGAGCGCCTTCTGGACGGCGTACTTCGCCGCTCCGGTCTGCGCTTTGTAGTACGCCTT